GCCGCCCGAAAAGGCGGCTTTTATTAATTGCAGACACCCGCCGGGCATTCGCTACCTGCCGGTGTCAGAAACGCGGCCGTCTCCCCAGGGGCGGCCATTATTCATCCGAATGGAGGTGAGAGAGATGGCGCGCCTCAAAGCGCAGGAAGAGAAATTTTGCCAAATCTACACGGCCGACATAAAGCGTAACGGAACAAAGGCCGCCATCGAGGCGGGATATTCCGAGAAAGGCGCATCAGTACAGGCATCGCGCATGCTAAGGCGGGCTAACATAATCGCCCGCGTGCGGGAACTGGAGCGGGAGGCCGCACACGCGGCCGTTGACGACCCGGAGAAGCTTCGCCTCCATATCTACCGGCAGCTCGTATCCCTGGCGACAAGCGACATCACGGACGTGGTGAAGGTGGTCCTGCCCGGCGACCAGGAGTACTCCGACGCCCTCGACCAGGACGCGGAGCAGAACGACGGCCAGTACGGGCTCCCCTTCGGGGATCCTCTGGTCTACGTCCGCCCCACAGACTCCCTGCCCAGCGAGGTCACGGCCGCCATCAAGAGCATCCGGAAGACGAAGGACGGCGTCCAGGTGGAGATGCACTCCAAGGACCCGTCGCTCAGGATCCTTTCTGAGGCCACGGGCATCATTCATGGCGGCGACCTGACCGTGAACGTATCCATCGCGGACCGGATCCAGGCCGCCAGAGAACGGATGAAGGCGCAATGATCCGCGACGCCACGGCAGTGCTCGACCCGGAGGAGGCGCTCTGCGAGGACATGGCGCTCCTCTCCGGGGACCCCCTCTCCTGGGTGCGATACGCCTTCGAGTGGGGCAAGGGCGACCTCGCCGAGTACACGGGCCCCGACGCCTGGCAGGAACAGGTCCTGGCGGACATCCGGGACGGCCTCACCCCGAACGACGCCCTGCGGATCGCCGTCTCCAGCGGTCACGGGGTCGGGAAGTCCGCCCTGGTGGCGTGGATCCTCCTGTGGGCGCTGTCCACCTGTCCGGGGGCGAAGGGCGTTGTGACGGCAAACACGGGCACGCAGCTCAAAACCAAGACATGGTCCGAATTGGCCAAGTGGAAGCAGCGGTGCATCTGCGGCCACTGGTTCGAGCTGTCCGCCACGTCCATCGCGTCCGCCGACCGGCAGTATGAACTGACCTGGCGGGCCGACGCCATCCCATGGAGCGAGCACAATTCCGAGGCATTCGCAGGGCTGCACAACTCGGGAAAGCGGATCGTGGTCATATTCGACGAGGCCAGCGCCGTCAGCGACACCATCTGGGAGGTCACCGAGGGCGCCCTCACGGACCAGGACACGGAGATCCTCTGGCTGGCCTTCGGCAACCCCACCAGAAACACCGGCGCCTTCCGGGAGACCTTCCGCCGGAACAAGCATAGATGGCGGCACTACAAGGTCGATGCCCGGACGGTCAGGATCACGAACAAAAAACAGATCGACGAATGGATCGAGGACCACGGCATCGACTCAGACTTCGTGAAGGTCCGCGTCCTGGGGGAATTCCCCGACGCGGCGGATAACCAGCTCATCGGAGCCGACCTCATCCGGCAGGCCCACAGCACAGTCTACAAGCCGGACGAATTTGACTCCGCCCCAGTCATCCTGGGCGTGGACGTGGCCCGCTTCGGAGGGGATTCCTGTGTCATCTACCGGCGCCAGGGGCTCGGAGCGAGACGCCTCTACAAGCAGACCGGCATCAACACCATGCAGTTTGCGGACATCGTGGCCACCTACAACACGCAGGAGAAGCCCGACGCCATATTCCTTGACATGGGCGCCATGGGGGCCGGAGTCTACGACCGGCTGAACCAGCTCGGCGTTCCGGTCCAGGGGATCCAGTTCGGAAGCAAGCCCATAACCGAATCGCTCTACGTGAACCGCCGGGCGGAGATGTGGGACGGCATCCGGAAGTGGCTGCGGGACGGAGGATCCCTCCCCGCGAAGGGACGTGAAAGCCAGGACCTGGAGGAGGACCTCACCAGCCCGGAGTACTACTACGACTCCCGGGGCCGCATGTACCTGGAATCGAAGGACGATATGAAGGCCCGTGGCCTGCAGAGCCCCGACGACGGGGACGCCCTGGCGCTCACGTTCGCCGCACCCGTGCAGAAGAAGCAGTACAACCCGGTGCCCCGGAGGAACGAACCGTACAACCCCCTGGAACGGCACCGAATGAAGAGGAGGTAACCATCATGTGCCTAGCACCTTCACCGAAGACACCGCCGGCCCCCACGAAACGGGAGACCCTGGACACCAACACCACCGCTCTGGACGCTAGGGAGCGGGAGCGCCGGAGACTCTCCAGGCAGCGGGGATACTCGAGCACCATGCTCACCGGCCCGTCGGGAGTCCAGGCCCCGCAGCAGAGCACCCCCGGCAAGACGCTGCTGGGGCAGTAGACCATGGACCTCGCCAGACTGAGGGAGGACCTCGACGTCCGCTGGCAGGGACTGAAGGACGAGCGGTCTCCCTGGGAGACACCCTGGCGGGATATCTCGGACTACATCTGCCCCGATAGAGGACGGTTCGGCTCCCCGAGCGACACCAATGACGGACGGCGCAACGACAGCCTCATCATCGACGACAGCGCCAGGCTGGCCCATCGTAACTTCGCGTCGGGAATGAGGAGCGGCCTGACCAACCCGGCACATCCCTGGTTCAAACTCGTGACGCCGGGGGATCCCGAGAAATCGGACGCACCGCAGCTGCGGGCATGGCTCGACCACGTGGCCCATGTTCTCATGCGGATATTCGCCAAGAGCAACGCCTACAGCGCATTTCAGGCCACCTACGCCGAGTGCGGGGCATTCGGCACACATGCGTTCATGCTCGAGCCGGACTTCGAGACAGTGATCCGGGTGCGGCCGTACACCATCAACGAGTACGTGCTGGGCACCGACGGCAAGAACAACGTCTCGGTCCTGGCACGGGAGTTCTCCATGACCGCGCTCCAGATGATCACCGAGTACGGCCTCGACAACGTCAGCAACGCCGTGCGGGAGGCGTACCGCAGGGGAAACTCACGGCAGCGCTTCGACCTGGTGCACATGGTCCTGCCCAACGAATGGCGGGACCAGGGGAAGATCACCTCCAGGAACAAGCCGTACCTGTCCGCGCACTGGGATCCTGGCGACGAGTCGAAGCGGTTCCTGCGGACAAAGGGATACGACTACTTCCCGGCCATAACGCCACGGTGGTCCGTGGTGAGCGACGAC